AGATGGGACAATCTTTACATGGAGGAGCTACGTTTAAAGGTAGTAAGAAATCAAGTTTTAGGGGACCAACTGGTAAAGATATCCATGGAGGCAGTAAAAACAGCGGAGGAAGTAAAAGCAGCGGAGGATATGGAGGATATGAAGGGAATCCACACAGATAATGGCAAAAGTTACAGCATACATACCTGAACCACAACCAGAATACGAAGTAGAAAATCAAAGACAGATTATTGAAGCATTGGCTACTATGCAACAACAACTTAATTTTTCTTTTCAACAAGATCTGAAAAACGAACAAGACGCATTTAATTATTTTTTAGCATGACAATACAATATAAAAATCAAGGTTTTAAAAGAGATGATACAAGTAAGGTTACAGTGTTAACTTGCCCTACTGATGGAGCAATTATAGTTAAAAGTATATATTGTGCAAACAATGATGGATCTTCATCTATTTTAGTAAATATGAATTTTGTTGACTCTTCTGATTCTAATACTGAATATGAGTTTTTTAGAGACGATTTGGCAGCTCAGTCGCAAGTAAATGCTACACCTCAAGGCTTGAATTTAGAAGCAGGTGATGCTATAACTGTGCAAGCAGCTACAGGCAGTAATAAAATACAAGGCCTGATAAATTATGCTTTAATAAACAGAGAGAATGAAAACGGATAATATATACAAAATAGATTGCACCACAGTAACTACGTGGCGTAATACTAAAACGGGTGAAACGTTTAAAGAAAAGAAAGAAGGACCTGATATAGTACAAGATGTAACTGTGCAGGTATCTCCGAAAGGTTTAGAGATAATGCAGAAAGTAATGAGTAAAGATGACAATAAACCAAAATCCTAGAGGTGGAACAGAATTACAATTCGACTATTTAACAAGATATGTCGATTCAAAATTATTAAACGAAGTACAGATATGTACATCTGTGCCTGAAAAGATTCCACTACATCCTACAAAAATAAATATCCTATGGCAAAAAAATTCTTACGATCAAGCTAATTTATATCCTTGGTTTAAAGATAAATCTAATCACAATAAATACGATTGGTATGTATTTAATAGTCATTGGACTTACGAAAAATTTAGAAACCATTTTGATATTCCTACACATAAATCAGTAGTTATTAAAAATGGTATAGATAATATAGAAAAAGCTAAACCCTATCAAAAAGGTAAACCAATAAAGATAATTCATCAAAACACACCTTGGAGAGGATTGTCTGTATTATTAGGTGCCATGCAGTTAGTTAAAAATCCTTTGATAAGTGTAGATGTTTATTCTTCTTGTGAAATATATGGTAAAGATTTTTATGAACGAAATAATCATAATTACATAAAATTATACGAACAGGCACATAAGTTACCGAACGTAAATTACATAGGGTACAAACCAAATAATTATATAAAAGATAATTTACACAAATATAATATGTATGTGTATCCAAGTATATTTGAAGAAACGTTTTGTATATCTTTGTTAGAATCTATGGCTGCAGGTTTGTATTGTATTACAACAAACTATGGAGCTTTATTTGAAACAGGTGCAGAGTTTCCAATGTATATACCTTATGAAAACGATAGAAGATTACTAGCACAAAAGTTTGCTTTTGGTATAGAAGCTGCTGCTGAAAGTTTACATAATGAACAAATACATAATCATTTAGAATGTCAATCTGCATATGCTCGAGCATATTATGGTTGGAATAAAATAGGCACGTCTTGGAAAAGATTTTTGGAAGGAGCGGTGCAACATGGAAAAAAGTAGTAAAGCGCAAGGCGCAAACAATGAACCCATCTGGTTTAATGAAACAGCTGGGAAGGACACCGAAGTTACCACGATCAATATTGGAACGGTATCTCCGCACAAAATAATGGTGTGCACTCCGGTGCATAGTGATGTATCAATGCATTACTGTCAAGCTGTGTTAAAATTTCAACAAGACTGTATGAGTAGAAAGATACTCGTAAGTTATACTTTAATGAAATCTTCTTTAGTTACACAGGGTAGAAACCTATGTGTTGCTGAAATGTTAAATCATCCCGATCACTACACACATTTATTATTTATAGACTCAGATATAGATTTTCAATCTAAAACTATTTTTACAATGTTAGAAAAAGATAAGGACGTAATTAGTTGTCCTTATCCTATGAAAACATTTGACTGGGATAAAACATGGAGAAGATTAACTGAAAAACATAGAGCGATAACTTCAGCTGATGATCTATCAAAGGCTGGTTATACATTTCCTTTGAAAGTAGAAGATCCACAAAAGATACAAGTAGAAGATGGAGTAGCAGAAGTAACTCATGCTCCTACTGGCTGTATGTTAATTAAAAGAGAAGTCATAGAAAAAATGATGAAACGATATCCGGAGCTAGAGATATATCAACCAACCATTATTAATGGAAATACAGAGAAAAAAGATAATATGTTTAATCTTTTTGACACCATACATGATCCTAAAACTAAACGTTATTTTGGTGAAGACTTTGGTTTCTGTCAAAGATGGACAGATATGGGTGGTAAAGTGCATGTATATTTAAAAGATTATATTACTCATATCGGCGAATACTCTTATTGTGGTAGGTTTTGGGATGACCTATATCAAGGAAGTCAGCCTCTTAAAGATGTTGACGATAGTAAAAAAATCAAATAAAGTGTGATATTTCAGGATAAGTACGCCTGCCTTATAAACTAAATTTAGACAAAATTATGGCGATATTAAACACAAGAAAATCAAGACAATTTATAGCAGGAGCACCAACGATCATATTGAAAGGTGATTATAGACCTAAGAGAGCTATGGTTGATGGTGGTAGAGCTGAGTATGGTTTAGGTAGTATCGTTAAAAGCGCT